CCTCGAGCGCCACAGGGAATATCACCGCTACAGGGTCAACTTGCGCGACGACCAACGCTTGCGTATCGGTGCATTTGCCACCTGGAACGCCTAGCGTAGCAGTGACCATCACCGGCACATGGTCTGCGACGTTGGTGGTAGAAATGGCCGCTGACAATGGCGTTACGTGGGTTTCAGCGGGAACCGGGCCATCAGCGAATGGGCAGACTACCTACACGCTAACCGCTCAAACGGATTTTCGGGTGCGTTGTTCGGCATTTACCAGCGGGACAGTAGGAGTTTTTATCAATGTGGCTACGCCAACGATTGTGAATTTAGGGCCAGTTACTAACACTGGCGGGGGAGCTTCTTTCGTCGCTTCCTTGCCCGCCACCTGCACGCCAGGAGTCACGGCGAATGTTCAAGGGAGTGTGGCGATAAACGGGTATATCGCTGGCACGCAATTCTATTGCTCGGCAACGAACACATGGTCTCCAGATTCGAGCGGTATCACTGCTGGCGTATTCACGCTTGCGCAGCAAAATGATCCGTTCACGTTCTCGCTTACTGGCGGAGGGTCGCAGACTGCTGGAAGCATTCTAAACTTCGGCGGCACACAAACCTTCAAACTTACCGATGGCATTGCGTCCGTCGTCAACATTCCTACTTCCGGGGTAACCAACGGTTTCACGAATGCCATTGGCGCTTACTGCTGGAATCCCAACGGCAACACTACCGGGCAGTTTGGATGGGTTGGATGCGTCGGCGTATTCACGCAATCGGTAGCCGCCGCGAGCGGCGCGCGTGTATGGGGATTAAATATCGGGGCAGCGGACTTGGCTGCTCAGACAGGAAACTTCGTATATGGCAACGAGTACGACTTGCAAATCAACAACAATACGACGCAAGGTGCCGGAACTCTTTATAGTTTTCGTGGTAACGGCCAACCCACGGGAAACAATTTCCCAGCTCTTACCGTCCAGGCTCCCGCAGGGACTGGAACATTTACTTCCGGGCTTAGCTGTCAAAACGGCGCGATCAGTAACACCAATCTTTTCGATTGTATAACCATCGGCCAAAAAGCAGCGGGAGTATCCCAAAACTCACAAGGCATCAGTATTTATGCTTCTGACGCTTCGAGCAGCTTTCGTACCGCAATCTCGTCCGACAAAGACCACATAATGTTCATTGGTGGCGTGCCTTTACAGTTGTATCAACAGGCAGCCTCAGAAAGTATGGGCATAGCGCTTTCTCTGACTCCTACAGCCACCTTAACCGCCAATCAACTGGTCAAAATAGATACCGCTCATGCCGACTCGGTAGTGGTTTGCACGACAGTTGATACTGTATGTCATGGGTTCGTCGCGTCATCAATAGCATCACCTGCAAATTGCATTATTACCGGTACGGTTTGCGGAATCATAGCAGGCTCAGGTGCGCTAGCTAAAGGAATCCTTGGCACTGGAACCTGTGCTATCGGAAATTTCGTAATCGTAGACACCACCACCAACGGGCGCGTGAAATGCACGGCTTCTCAACCCGCTGTGGGCGCAACGATTGGCTTGGCTTTATCGGTGCAAGCGTCGGTGGGTAGCCTTGTGGATATTCTGACGAAGTTCCAGTAAGGAGCACCAATGGCAGAAGAGCAACAGACCGTAGAAGAAATCAGCATCGACCAGCTACCCACTAAAGAGTATAACGACGCGCGGGACAAGGGCCTCACAAGCGTGCCCAAAACGCCTGTAGTGGAAGAAACGAAGCCCGAAGTGTCAGAAGAAAAGGAAGGCGAAGAGGTTAAAACTGACGAAAAGCCCAAAGTCAAGGGGGGCTTCCAGAAGCGCATCGACCGGTTGGTGAAGCACAATGCCGAGCTGGAGACGGCTAAAGAGGCTGCGGAGCGTGAGCGCGACGAATTACGAGCCAAGAATGGCAAAACTGAAGTAAAGCCTGCTGCTCCTAAATCGGATAGTGAGCCGAAAATTGAAGATTTCACCACAATGGAGGAGTTTTACCGCGCTCAGGCCCGTTGGGAGGTTAAACAAGAGCTAAAAGCTCAGGCAGAAGCCAAAGAAAAAGAAGAAGAAGACGCTTACACCAAGGAAATCTTCGATACTCATAACCGCACCATCTCGGAAGCTCGCGCCAAGTATGAAGATTTCAATGAAACGGTCAATGATTCGGTAAAAACACCGTGGCAGAGTAATTCTAGAGCAGATGTGATGGCCTCGCAAGCCTTCCAAGTAGCCATGTTTGAATCAGGAATAGGTGGGGAATTGCTTTACTATCTAGGAAAACATCCCGACGAACTAGCCAAGCTGGGCGGGTTATCTCCGGCTAAAGTACAGATGGCTGTAGGCCGCATTATCGACAAGATAGAAGCCCAACAGGCTCCCGAACAAGAGGAAAACGAGGAAGAGCAGGAAGCCCCGCCAGAAAAGCCCAAAATCGTCAGCAAGGCTCCAGCGCCCATCAAGCCAGTGGGCGGATCGAGTACCAAATCGACAGTTCCGCTCGACAAAATGAGCATGGCTGACTATGAAAAGGCGAGGGCCGCGGGCCGAACTCGCTGATTGTGGAAAAATAGACACAAATGTGCTTGACACGCCACAAATACGATATTACAAGTCAATACAGCAAAATCTGTAAACCTGTGAGGGTTAATCGCCCTTCAAGCTCGCTGGTTTAAGGCACAGCGAATCTTCCGCGAATGGTTGCGCAATAAGTTAAGAGCGTAAACCTGCCAAAAGCTCCTGCCGAACTCGGAAACGGCAAAGTCCCACGCGTTTCCAAATTCGATCAGGAGGCCAGTCCTTGGCAAACACCGAGCTTACCATCGGGATGATTACCCGAGAAACTTCCAGAGTCCTCAAAAACAACGTAGTTTTCACCAAATATGTGAATCGTGAGTATGACGATTACTTCGCCAAATCAGGCGCGAAGATCGGCAACGTCCTCAACATCCGAAAGCCCATTCGCTCGATTTACTCTTCCGGCCAAGGCTTAATCCTTCAGGATTTGACCGAAACGAGCGTACCCGTAGCGCTTACCACCCAGTACCAGCGGTCTTTCGCAGTTACTGCGCAAGACCTTTTGCTCAACATTGACGACTTCACTGAGCGATTTGTCTCAAAGCATGTGACCTCGCTGGCTAACCAAGTCGATGATGACGGACTCGCGCAATACATCAACGTTTACAACGAGGTAGGTACCCCGGGAACGGTCCCCACCGATGTAGATGTTTATCTGGCTGCTGGTGAATTAATGAACAACGAAGCGGCCCCGATGGACCCGCGCTACATCATCATGTCGCCTTCGATGAACCGCAGGATTGTCAAGCCTCTTGCTGGATTGCTAAACCCGCAAGCAACTATCAGTAAGCAGAACCGTAAGGGACTGATGGCTGGAGATACTTTCGGATACGACTGGTACATGGATCAGAACGTAGGTACCCAGAAGGTAGGACCTCTCGGCGGAACTCCTACGGTCAACGCTACGGCTGGACAGACTGGCTCAAGCATCGTTACCACCGGCTGGACCGCTGCGGCTGCCAAGCGTCTCAGCAAAGGTGATGTGATTCAGCTTGCGGCTGTCAATGCTGTTAATCCGCAAAACCGGCGTTCCACAGGTGCGCTGCGCAACTTTGTTGTAACCAGCGACTTCAGTTCTGACGGTTCCGGCAACGGCACCATCAACATTTCCCCTTCGATTATCATCAGCGGCCCGTTCCAGAACGTGGATGCGGCTCCTGGCGGCCTGGCGGCCATTACTGTCAATGGTGCGGCCAACACTTCGTCCCCGCGCGGCCTCGCGTTCCATCCTGATGCATTCATCTTCGTCACTGCCGACTTGCCGCTTTTCCAGGGCTTGGATAAGGCTGATCGCGTTACTGACCCAGACCTGAAGATCAGCATTCGTTCCATCAGGGACTATGACATAAACACGGACAGGGCTCCGCTCCGTCTCGACTTCCTGGGCGGATGGGCCACGTTCTATCCCGAATTGGCAGTGAGAATCGCGAGTTAGTAAATGGGGGTAGACCACTACCCCCTATCCCCATCGACCGTATCGCTCGGAACAAGGAGAATTAAATGGCAATAACCGCAACAACGCTTTCAGGCGCAATCACTTCGACTCAAACAAGTTTTGGCGTAGCCAGCGCCACCGGCATCACCGTTCCCAACAATCAAACTGGCGTTGGAATCATCATTCTCAAGGTTGACCTTGAATACATGCTTGTCTACAACGTGGTCGGCACGGTGGTGTTTGTGGTGCGCGGCTACAACGGTTCTGCCGCTTTAGCGCACGTAACCGGCTCGCAGGTACAGATCGGCGCTACTCCGGCTGACTTCGCTACTGACCAAATGGAGTATACGGGTACTAACCTCTCCGCAGTCTTGGTAACGATCCCGGCCATGAACAAGCCCGCTATTTTTCTTGCCGGTTTAGCTGATGCCATCCCTGCCGGCGTTGCGGCTACTTACGTTATCAAGTCGGCTGCGGCTGACCTTATGACTCTCGCGGCTCCTACAGCAGGACAGGAGGGCAATGTCATTGAAATTTGGTCTGATGCGGCCTTCGCGCACACCTTGACAGCCACTTCCTTGTTAGCTGGTGGAACAGCGCTCAAAACAACTGGAACATTCCCAGCTTTCCGTGGCGCGGGCATTGTGCTCTGTGTCCGCAACTTGGTCTATCACGTTCTGTCATCCGGCAATGGCAACGTTTCGTCCTTTGTCGTTCTTACTTAATTTCAACCTGGGCAGTGGCTTTGACAGCACTGCCTCTCGTTCCAAAGGAGATTTATGGCTCGGGGATTGACAAGCCAAGGTGCAATAACCGGCGACGTAATTCAACAGATTTCGGATGGTGATGCGCTTCAAGCTCCACCGATCCTGTTGACTGGATTAGCAGATGTCATCAACCCGCATGTCAGTGGCAACTACATCATCAAATCCACTGCTGCCGATCTGATGACGCTCGCAGCTCCTACGGCGGGAACTGACGACAATCTGAGCATCGCTATTTATTCCGATTCCCTGTTTGCGCACACCATCACCACAGCATCGCTGTTCGCCAATGGTGCGGCTTTGGCTGCGGTGGCTACTTTCAAAGCGTTCAAGGGTAGCGGGCTGATACTTCGCGCTTTCAATGGCGTGTGGCAAGTCTTGGCGTCGAACGTCACCAGCATCACCTAAAAAGGAGCTTTATGGCTGAACAAGTTGGACCGGCATACCCGAAGTGGCGTTACAAGGCTGGACAGCAAGCGACACTGGTAGAAACCGCCGCAGAAGAAAAAGCATTAGGCCCTGGCTGGGTAGATTCGCCAACCGGCTTGCCCAAATCTGCTACGCCAGCGGAAGTAAAATCCGCCGCTGATGCCAAAGCCGCAGCCGACGCTAAGGCTGCTGCGGACAAGAAAGCTGCCGACGAAAAAGCCGCAGCCGAAAAGAAAGCTGAAACCAAAGAATAAGGGCCAACTGAATGACAGGTCTCGACCTTGTAGCCAGCGCAATGCGCCTCATTGGAGCTTTGGCGAGTGGCGAGACTCCCTCAGCCGCTGAAGCCAACGATGGATTAGTTTGTCTCAATGACATGCTCGACTCTTGGCAAGCCGAGCGGTTGATGATTTTTACCATCAATATCCAGGAGTTTCCACTCGTACCCGGCCAGCAAGTTTACACCCTTGGACCGGGAGGCAATTTCAACACTGTCAGGCCCGCCAAAATTGAGCGCATGAGCATCGTTTCACTCAATAACCCCGCGCAACCTCTCGAGCTTCCAATCCACATGTACACCGACCGTGACTGGCAGCATGTTCCAGTCAAAACGGGTATCACCAGCACGCTTCCATTGAGTGTTTACGATGATGGAGGCTACCCGCTAAGGAATCTAAGTTTCTGGGTCATTCCCAACATCGTCAATAATGTGCGTATTTACTCCTGGACCGCGCTTACCAACTTTCCAGACCTGACTACGGACATAACTTTCCCTCCAGGCTATAAAGAAGCCGTTCGCTACAACCTTGCCGCGCGATTGATAGCGGAAATGCCTGGAGAGTATGCGCAAGTCACTGTGCTGGTCACTCAGCAACTAGCTGTCGATTCACTCGCTCGTGTGAAGACCATGAATCTCCCAACGATTCAAGCCTTCGTGCCTGCGCTACCGGGTGGCTCAGGAGGCGGACATTATGACTACAGGTCTGACTCGATTGTGGGTCAAAATTGACGCGCATAAAACTACCCGGAGGCTCCTACACCAGCCAATCGGTGAACGCCGAAGCGCAGAGAACTGTCAATCTTTATCCTGAGAGGATTGAATCTGGCGACGGTAATTCAGATGTTGTACTTTACCCCAGTCCTGGGCTTAAGAAGTTCATTAAATTTGCCGGGGCTTGCCTCTCGATAGCCAAAACGCATACTGGAAGTTTCAATCAAGGGCAAGCCGGAGCAACCTACACCATCACGGTAACGAATAACACTGCTTCGCCCGGCATTGGGCCAGTGACCGTAACAGAGACTGTTCCTATTGGTCTAACTTTTGTCTCCATGAGCGGATTAGGTTGGACGGTGACAGGAAATATAGCTACGCGCAGCGATGCACTCGCGCCTGGAGCCAGTTATCCCGCTCTTATCGTCACCGTAAATGTGGCTTTGGATGCTCCAGCATCACTAAACAACGTGGTATCCATTTCTGGCGGTGGCTGTTCGCAGGTCAATCAGGCTCAGGATGCTACTACGATTGTGATTCCTCCGCCTCCCACGAATCCAATTTCATTCAATCCCGCTCGCGTTTCGCAATCAGGAACGGCAATCGAAAATATAGCCCATGCGGACACCACCCTGCCTTTGGCCATCCAGCTTGGCGACATGCTCTTTTTGTTTGTCACCTACAACTTTACGGCCAACACATCTCAAATCATATCCATGGTGGATAACGGGCCGCTAGCGTCTTGGGCGCCGTTGACTCCATTAATCAGTTACGCATCATCTGCGGGATTCCCGCTTGGGTTTCAGGTTTTCTATGGACCGGCCACAGGTCCATTCGCAGCCGGAAGTCTATTAACGTTTACTTTAACCTTCTCTGGTCCGGTACAAAATTTCGATTTAGGAACTATGTCGTTCCTTGGTGTTCGCGGAATTACCGCTCTCCATCGCTTGGCTTTTGGGACCGTTGCACCGGGAGGTACGCAGATAGCTCCTTCCATCACTACCTCCAGCGATTCTTTTGTGCTAAGCGCCATTGGAGCTGCTGCGGATCATTTCAGTATCGCTCCTCCTTACTTCGTGGAAGTCGGATTTATTAATTATGCGGCTGCACTTTCCTCTGGTGCCAACTTCATTTCACCAGCAGGAACTTATGCTGCTTCGTGGATCAATGCCGCTGGCGTGGATAGCACAGCGGCGGCGATTATGGCGGCTTTTGTATGAGCGTGCGCGGCGAGTTTCGCATTGATACGCCCAACGGCACTAGAGCTTTTGCCGTAGCCAGTTCCAATTTCCTTGAAATCTTCGCCAATGGAACATCTGCATTCATCGGCTCGGTGGGCAACGATGGATTCTTGGTTTCCTTCGCCGCGAGCGCCCAGCAACTTCTTCTAGCATCAGCCGGCACGGCTTATGTCTACGATCTGAACGCCAACACCTTCGCAGCAATTCCTGGCGCGACTTTCTCTGGCCCTGTCTCTCTAGTTGGCTACAGCGATGGATTCTTTCTCGCGCTCATCGCCAGTTCCAACACGTTCTATGTCTCAGGAGTCCTCAATGCTAACGACTGGACTACCAACGGAGCCTCTCTGGTTTCTGTGTTTCCAGACAACTTATTGGGAATGTTGGTTGACCATCGGGAAGTCTGGTTCTGGAGTGCCACCAGAGCTGTTGTTTACTATGACTCCGGTAACGTCTTCCCCTTCGATGTGGTGGCCGGTGGGTTCATCGAGCAAGGCCTGGCCGCCAGATTCTCAACCGCCAAATTAGACAACACTATTTTCTGGCTGGGCGCGGACGACCGCGGCAACGCCGTAGTTTGGCGCGCGCAAGGCTATACCCCGGCAAGAGTCAGTAATCACGCTATAGAACATGCCATGCAAGGTTACGCGCGGATTGATGATGCCATCGCCTTCAGTTTCCAAATGGAAGGACACTATTTCTATCAACTGTACTTCCCTACCGCCAATGCGACCTGGAGATACGACACAGCAATAAACATGTGGCATGAAGTGGGCTTCTGGAATTTAGCCACTGGAACGTTTATCGCGCACAAGAGCCAAGTGCATGTCTTTGTTTTCGGCAAGCATCTGGTGGGTGACTGGGGCAGCGACACGATTTATGAAATGGCTATTCCCTTCTATTCCAATGGAGTTTGGCTGTTTGCCGATGACGATGGCAATCCCATTCGCAGAGTTCGGAGGCTTCCGCATCTATCCAAGAATCAGAAATTACAAGCGCATCACCAGTTGCAGGTGTACCTCGAAAGCGGACTGGGGCCGACGCCTCCGTTACCTTCGACAGAAGCGCCCACCACGCTCTTTCTAGCCGATCCTACAGGAGTTGTCTGGGCTTTGGGCGTTACCGATGCCGGTGATTTAGATACTAGCCTGGGACTTAGCACCGCTGGGCAAATTTTCATCAACGATACAACCGGAACAACTTCCTGGCAGGTGCTAGTAGATGCCGCGGGAGTCCTTTTCACTACTCCGATTGGCTTAGGCAATTATCCCCAGAGTTATTTGCTGTCTTCCGGCAAGGTTCGCTGGATCATGCAAGTCGATAACGTGGGAGTGCTTCTAACTAATTTCAAGGAAAACGTTTCACGGCCTCCGCTAATCAATCTGCGCTGGAGCGATGACGGAGCACATTCCTTCAGCAACGAATATTCCCGAAGCATGGGCAACACCGGAGAGTTTGCGAAGCGGGTGATGTGGCGAAGGTTGGGACGCTCGCGTGACCGTGTGTATGAAGTTAATGGTAGCGACCCTGTGCCCTATCGCCTACTCGCCAGCTTTCTGGAAGTGGGGGCCTGATGAACAAATCTCATCGCCTCTCGCCTTTCGACACGCGTTCTAAGTTTGTCGAGGACAACCCAGAAGGCAGCGGAATCAGCCGTCCGCATACCAACTGGTTTCAGAAGCTGGGCGTGCTCGTAAACAAGGCTCCGCAAATCGTAGATGTGCCCGCAACTTTAACTTCTCCTGGCACTCCCGGCGATATGGCTTTTGACAATGGATTCATTTATGGATGCGTGGCTCTCAATACCTGGAAGAAAGTTGCGTGGATGTAATGTCTTTTCTGGCACCAGCAATCGGAGCGTTCGGCGGAATCCTTGGCGGAATCCTCGGCAGTGGCGCGGCCAAAGATGCTGCCGCTGCGCAAGCGGGAGCTTCCGGTCAAGCCGCCAACAACGCGCAGAATCAAGGCGCAGCCTCCAACGATTACCAGCGCCAAATAGCTGGCCAGCAGACCGGGTTACTCAGTCCCTACTCCACCGCAGGACAAGGGGCGGTATCGAATCTTTCGCAACTCTTGCAACCTGGCGGGCAACTCACGCAAGGCTATCAAAGTTTTCAAGCGCCTACCGGAGTCACGGAGCAGAACGATCCTGGCTATCAGTTCAGACTTTCGCAGGGACTCAATGCCTTACAGAACTCTGCTGCCTCTCGGGGAGGTTTGCTCTCCACCGGCACAGCGAAAAACATCAATGATTACGCGCAAAACTCAGCCTCTAATGAGTACGGCAATGTTTATAACCGCGCTCTGGGCACCTATCAAACGAATCAGCAGAATTTCAATACAAATAACAACAATCTTTATAGCCGTCTGTCTGGGCTTTCGGGGCAAGGCTTACAAGCGGGAAGCTCGCTAGGCGGGATGCTGCAATCAGGCGCAAGCAACGTCGCAGGCATCAACGCCAACGAAGCGCAACAGTATGGATCAGCTATTCAGAATCAGGGTGCCGCGAGAGCCAGTGGGTATATCGGAGCGGCCAACGCGTGGCAAGGTGCGCTGGGTGGGGCAGTAAACAATCTTGGCGGATATCTAGCTGACAGATTCCCAGTGGGAGGGCAGCAATAAAATGGGAATCCCGCTCGTGGCTCTGATGGGCCAGCAGCCGAAAATTGATGATTACCAGACCATGCAGGCTCGCGCTGCGGGCATTCAGAACATGCGCGGGCAGAATGCGCTACAGCCGGGGCAGTTGCAGGAGCAGCAACAAAACATCCAGCAAAACCAGAATCAACTAGAGATTCAGAAGCGTCAACTGGCCGACCAAGACGCCATGACCAAGGCCATGCAGGAATGGGACCCGAAGGACATCAATTCCCTGCCCTCGTTGGTACAGAAGCATGGCGGCTCCGCGCAAGCCGTAATTAGCATGAAAACCGGACTGGTAAAACTCCAGCAAGACACCGCCAATCTCACAGAAGCGCAGCTAAAGATTGAAAAGATTAAGACTGATCATTTTGCGGAATCGCTCGGTAATGTTTTGGACCTACCTCCCGAGCAGCAAGCGCAGGCATTTGAAGCGGCCAAAGCGGATTCAGTCAAGCAGGGTTTCATGGACCCGCAGCATGCGCAACAATTGCAATATCAGAATCCCATGCAGCTAGCGAGTCTGAGAAAAGTTTTGATGGGCCACTCAGCAGTAATGGCTGAGACGGAAAGCCAAGCGAAGATTGCGAAAGAACAGCAATTAGCGGCTGAATCAGCAGCCAAAGTTCCCGGCGAAGTGGCGAAGAGTACGGAAGCGCAACAGGAAGCGGCGATGTCGCCAGCAGAACGTGCGCAATTGAAATTGCTGGGCGAGCCTGCTGCGCTCGAAATGAAGGACTGGCTCGCTAAAAATCCTGGTAAAGGTCCGGCAGATTATGCCAAATGGCACGCGTCTCTCGCTCCGCAAGCGCAGATCAATGTGCAAGGCGGTGCGCCCAGCAATGACTTAGCCGCCGCTGTCGCCAATGGCAACATGAAGATTGGCGATGTACTGACTTACCGTACCCCACTTCCACTTAGGCAGCAATTCTTGAAACAGGTTCTGGCCATCAATCCATCCTATAAATCTTATGACTTCGACATTGAAAGGGGAGTCGCTAAAGACTTTACTTCCGGCAAGTCTGCTCAGAACCTTACCGCCTTCAACACTGCGATTGACCATGCCAGTCAACTCGACAAGGCTGTGGACGCGCTGAAAAACAATGATGTGCGCGGATTAAACGCTATCGGCAACAAACTGGGCTATGAATTTGGAAATGATGCCACCACAAACTTCAATGTCATCAAGAACGCGCTATCCGGCGAAGTCTCCAAGGTATTCAAGGGCGGACAAGCCACGGATGCCGAGATTCATGCGGTGCAGGCTCCGTTTGACTCCGCCAATTCACCGCAGCAGCTAAAGGGCGCGATCAAAACAGCTATCAATTTGATGAACTCCAAGAAAGAGGCTTTGCAGCAGCAGTACGAAGCGGGCAGAAAGGCACAACCGAATTTCGGGGGAGCGACACATCCCTCTGGGCACTCGACTGGCGACACTCGCTCCTATAATGGAGCGACATATAAATTCGACGGCAATCAGTGGGTGAAGCAATGAGCACGCCAGCCACACTGCCAGCTGAGTTCTTCAAGCCGGAAACGCCGGATACGTTACCTGCTGAGTTCTTTGAACCTAAACAGGAAACACAGGCCGCCAAGGAACCAACGCTCTATCAGAAACTTACTGCTCCATTTGACCCTGACGTACACAATCCCGCAACACGGTTCCTGTCATCAGTGGGCGGTGCGGTTATCGGTGCACCCGAAGGAATCGCCAATACTTTCAAGCATCCGATAGACACGGCAAAAGGTGTGGTTTCTTCCCTGCAAGCATGGCGCGATCCGAATACTTGGAAAGGTGCATTGAGTGTTCTACCGGAGGCTCTCGGTCAGGGAGTGGGAAACGTGGCAGCGGGAGAAATTGGCGGAGCTGCAACGGCTGCCGCAAAGTCAGGAGCGGCAAGTTTAGTTCCTAAGGGCTTCCCTGAATATCTCTATAAAACCGCACTGAAACCTTCCACCAAGATTCCGCAGGCTCGCACTGATGCCATGATTAAGACGGCATTACAAAATGATATTCCGGTCAGTCGTGGAGGACTAGAGAAACTCGGCAGCCTGATTGACGATTTGAATGACAAGATTAAAACCACCATCGACAATGGGGCCAATCAATTAGTTCGCGGTCCAAACGGAACTATCCAGCAAGGTGTGACGATCAATAAATTTAAGGTGGCTTCGCGTCTCGGGGATACCACCAAGAAATTCCAAACACAGGTCAATCCCACATCTGACCTCAATGCCATTTCTGAATCCGGCAACGAGTTTCTACAAAACCAGCCGAATGAAATTCCGGCTAGCCAGGCGCAAGCACTGAAACAAGGAACTTACCAACAGTTAAAGAGTGCTGCTTATGGAACGCTCAAACCGGCAGCAGTCGAAGCACAGAAAGCGCTCGCACGCGGAATCAAGGAAGAACTGGTAAACCAATTCCCTGAAATCAAGGACCTCAACGCCCAAGATTCCAAACTCATTGACCTCGATGGAGTCCTTGAAAAAGCGGTCAACCGCATCAGTAATCACCAGGTAATTGGGATTGGCACGCCCATCGCGGCAGGAGCGGCCAAAGCGGTGACCGGCAGCGCAGGGATTGGTGTTGTCGCGGGCGTCATTAAAGGCGTTCTTGATAATCCAGTAGTGAAATCCAGATTGGCAATCGCATTAAGTAAAAAGGGCGTCAATCTGGGAACTGCGTCGAGTCGGATCGCTGCTTATTCTGCTGCTCTCGATGCAGGCGCCAGCGGCGCTCAGAACGCTGGTCAAGGAAACCAATGAACCAATTTATCGCCAACACGCCAGCAAGGGCAATGAGGATTGTTTCAAGCACGGCACCGACTCTATGCCTAAAAACAGCGGCCCGTCTAGTATTACTTAGTATGATTTTTGTGCTGCTGGGCGTGTCTGCCAACGCGCAAGTTTCGCCCTACCCCTTCGTGCGCCCGCAATTCCTAGATAACAATGGGAAACCTCTTTCTGGCGGGAAACTCTGGACCTACCAGAGCGGCACCAGCGTCCAACAATCCACTTATTGCGATGCGCTCGGCAC